CTGGTAAGTCTACTAAGGTAATTATTGTTTCTACCCCTCGTGGTATGAATCACTTTTACCGACTGTGGCATGATGCGGAACTGGATAGGAACGAGTACGTCACAACAGACGTTCACTGGTCGGAAGTGCCAGGCAGAGATGAAGCGTGGAAAGAACAGACGATTAAGAACACATCGGAAGCACAGTTCCGTGTTGAGTTTGAGTGTGAGTTCCTAGGATCTGTTGATACTTTGATTTCGCCAGCTAAGTTGAAAACTATGGTGTATGATGAACCAATCAACCGTGGTAAGAGAGGAGGGGAGATATATGAAAACCCAATAGATAAACATAATTATTCAATTACTGTTGACGTTGCAAGAGGTGTGGAGAAGGATTACTCTGCCTTCATAGTTTTTGATACGACAGAGTTTCCATATAGAGTTGTAGCCAAATATAGAAACAACACCATCAAACCAATGTTGTTTCCAAATGTTATTTTAGATTTTGCTAAGGCATATAATAATGCATATGTTTTATGTGAGGTAAATGATATTGGAGATCAAATTGCATCTATATTATTCTATGACATGGAATATGAAAATGTTTTAATGACTGCCGTAAGAGGTAGAGCTGGACAAGTATTGGGTCAAGGATTCTCTGGTAGTAAAGTGCAGTTGGGTGTCAAGATGTCCAAGACTGTAAAGAAAATAGGTTCACTTAACCTCAAGACTTTGATTGAGGCAGATAAACTATTAATCAAAGACTATAATATTATTGCAGAACTTACGACTTTCATTGAAAAATCAAACTCATTTGAAGCGGAAGAGGGATGTAATGACGATCTTGCTATGTGTCTAGTAATATTTGCATGGTTAGTTATGCAAGAGTATTTTAAAGAAATGACAGATGATGATATAAGAAAGAGAGTCTATGATGATCAAAGAGATCAGATAGAAGCTGACATGGCACCATTTGGTTTTATATCTGATGGCATATCTGAGGAAACATCATTTGTAGACGACGATGGAACTAGATGGAATGTAGATGAGTATGGCGATAGATCATATATGTGGGATTACTTATAGGTGGACTTAGATGAACCAGTCCTATTTTTGCATGAGAGAACATGTAGAACTTGTGGTAGAACATACTCATTAACAGACGGATTCTATCTGACTAGGAAAAGTAGAGGAGAAAAACCATCATCTTATTCGTATGAATGTAAAACCTGTACTATTCAGAGAGTAAAAACTAAAAGAATAAACCAAAAAATAGATGTATATCCTGACTGGTAGAGGGTTCATGCACTGTTTCCCCAGTGAAAAAGTGGTAATTTCTAAATAATAACAGAGAAAACAACTGAGATCTTCGAGGAACACTAACATGGCGCTTAATCTAGTATCTCCAGGCGTTAAGGTAAAAGAGGTAGACTTAACAGTAGGAAGAATAGACGGCATCAACGATCAAGTTGGAGCGATTGCAGGCCCCTTTGAAAAAGGCCCTGTAAACGAACCAGTATTGATTGAGACAGAGGCTGACTTACTTAATACTTTTGGTTCACCAAAATCTACTGATGCTCAATACGAGTACTGGATGACTGCATCTTCTTTCTTATCTTATGGAGGAATCCTAAGAGTATTAAGAACGAATAATGCAACCTTATCCAACGCTAACGCACCTGTTGGTGTCGCAATCACAAACCTATCAATTCAGAATTCTGAGAATTACTACAATAATCGTAGTACAGATACTAACTGGATGTATGCTGCAAGAAACCCTGGCTCTTGGGCAAATGGTTTAAAAATCTGTACCATTGATGCTAAAGCAGATCAGAGAATCGCTATCGGTACTGACGGTCTTGTAGTAGGATATGCTATTACTGCTGGTTTTTCAACAAGTATTGCAAACACAGATGGAACTGTAGGAGTTCAAACTGGATACGTCAAGGGTATCATTACTGATATCGGTAACGGAACGATTGACGTTAAGGTCGTTGCAAAACATAACGTATCAACTGATGTCTGGAGTGTGGCAGATTATGAAGAGGGATCTTCAACTAATGCTTTCCAAGCTTATGACATAGGTATCTACAATGAGTACTTCACTCAATCTGCAAGTGCAAACCAACCAAACCGTTATCAAATCTTTAACAACGCTGGAACAGCTCAGAGAATTGAAAGAACAAGATTCCAAGCCGTAATTGGTATTGGTTCTACAGTTATTTCTTTTGGTGAAGATCTCAGTGCATTAAAAGTTGCTCCTGGCGATCAAATCAAATCAATTAACGGAACTTACTCTGGTAATGTTACCGATGTTCAAACTGCGATAGGTGGTAATCCAGAAATAACAATGGATACTGCAGCTACTGTTGCATTTGCAAACACCGACTTCATTGTTATGTCTGGTGTTGGTAGTGGACTTTACCTAAGAGAAGGTAATACTATTACAGATTGGTACAACGAACAAACTTTAGGTCTTACAAACCTCAATATCAAATGGAGTTCTATTGCAGAGGCACCAAGTACAACTGAGTATGCTAAATCAAGAAACTCTAAGTACGACGAATTCCACGTTTTAATTGTAGATGACAATGGATCTGTAACTGGTACAGCTGGAGCAGTTGTAGAAAAATGGGTTGGGTTATCAAAGGCAATGGATGCTAAGATATCACCAAGTACAGATATCTACTACAAGAACTACCTTGCAAACTTCTCACAGTATGCTTTCGTTGGTGCAGCCCAAACTGGTATGGCTCTTAAGTATTCCATGTTAGGTGGTTACACTCTTGACGATAGTGGTACATGGGGATCTGAAGCACAAGGAAAAACATTCAACGGTGCTGGTGCTAAGACATTCTCACTTGCAAACGGAAACGATTATGGTTCTGTTGGTTCTTACAAATGTGCGTTAGGAGATATTATTTCCTCATACACAGTATTAGATAACCCTGCTGAGTATTCAGTAAATTACCTAATTCAAGGGCCATCTGGTGGTGAGTCAATCTATGAAGCACAAGCAAAGGCTAACAAGTTAATCCAAATTGCTACTACTCGTAAGGATTGCATCGCATGTATTTCACCTTACAGAGCTGGAGTTGTTGGTTTAACAAACTCTGATCAACAGACTTCAAACATTATCTCATTCTATGAGAGTTTAACCTCTAGTTCTTATTCCGTATTTGACTCAGGTTATAAGTATACCTTTGATAGATTCAATAACACATTCAGATATATTCCTCTGAATGGTGACATCGCTGGATTGATGGCAAGAACTTCCATCAACTCATTCCCTTGGTTCTCACCAGCTGGTGCAACTAGAGGAACGATTAATAATGCAGTTAAGATTGCATACAATCCATCTCAAGCTCAAAGGGATATGCTTTATCCTAAGAGAATTAACCCTGTTATATTCTCACCTGGCGCTGGTCTTGTACTATTTGGTGATAAGACTGGACAAAAAGAAGCATCTGCTTTTGATAGAATCAACGTTCGTCGTTTGTTCCTAACAATAGAAGGAACTATCGAAAGAGCTGCAAGAGCTCAATTATTTGAATTCAATGATGATCTCACAAGAACTGCTTTTGTGAACATTGTTGAACCATATCTTCGTGATGTACAGGCTAAGAGAGGTATTTCTGACTTCGTAGTTGTCTGTGATGAGTCCAATAACACACCTGATGTTATTGATGCAAACACCTTTAAGGCAGATATCTTCGTGAAGCCTGCACGTTCTATTAACTTCATCGGACTAACATTCGTTGCAACTAGAACTGGCATCAGCTTTGATGAAGTGATTGGATCTGTTTAATTTTACTAAATACGTTACGAAGAGGATTTTAAGAAAATGCCTAACAATTTACCCAATGTCAATCAAAGAACCATAGACTCATTTAGGTCTAGGTTGGTTGGTGGTGGTGCTCGTCCCAACCTATTCGAGGTAAAATTAGTTTACCCAGAAGGTATAGCGTCAGAGATCGCTGATAAGGAACTACCTATAGATACCAGATTTATGGTAAAGGCAGCAAACCTACCAGCATCAAATATCAATGTTATTGATATTCCTTTTAGAGGAAGAAACCTCAAGATTGCTGGAGACAGGACATTCGATATCTGGACAATTACCGTGATCAACGATACTACGTTCAGACTTAGAAACGCATTTGAAGCATGGATGAATAGAATCAACCGTGTAGACAATGCTACTGGAGAAGTTACTCCTGTTGATTATCAGACAAACGCATATGTCTACCAGTTAGGTAGAGATGGCCTTAGTGGTACATCCAATTATGAATCTCCTAGTGAGTATATTGGTGATAATCTAGGTAAACTTGGAAAAGCAAAGGCATCTAATGCTAAAGTTGAAGTCCTAAAAACTTACAAGTTCCACGGAATATTCCCAACAAACGTAAGTGCCATCGAACTGTCGTACGATCAATCAGATTCAGTAGAAGAATTCACAGTGGATTTACAAGTCCAGTGGTGGGATGCTTATAGAGGTGAAGATTCATCTTCATTCTTGACTGGTTACAATCAGAACCAATAGACATAATCTAAAACTTGTGTTATAATATAAGATAAATAACTGGGACAGCCCAGTAGTAGTGAGTTAATGGCTAAATTATTTGGTTTTAAAATAGAGAAAGACGACGAACAGGCAAAGAACGTCGTCTCTCCTGTTCCTCAGAATAAAGAAGATTCTTCGGACTATTACGTTTCGAGTGGGTTTTACGGACAATATGTAGATATTGACGGTGTATTTAAGTCTGAGTTTGAGTTAATAAAAAGATATAGAGAGATGGCTCTGCATCCAGAAGTGGACTCTGCCATTGAAGATATAATAAACGAAGCAATAGTTTCAGATCAGAATGATTCTCCTGTCGAAATCGATTTGGAGAATCTTCCAGCATCTGAGAAACTTAAAGAATTAGTTAGAGAAGAGTTTAAGTCAATAAAAGAGATCATGGACTTTGATAGTAAGTGCCATGAGATTCTAAGAAACTGGTATATTGATGGTAGAATTTACTATCATAAAGTAATTGATATAAAAAAACCAGAAGAAGGCATTAAAGAAGTTAGATATATTGACCCACTTAAAATTAAATTAGTAAGAAAGTTAAAGACAGATCCTACTTTAAACTCTGTAATTAGACAAGTCAATTCAAATACAGTTAATGATATAGAAAGTCCTGAGATAGAAGAGTATTATCAGTATGATCCTAGTGCTACTAATAGTAAAAATGCTTTAGGTGCTATTGGTCAAACTCCTTTCTCTACTAAACAGAGACCAGTAAAGATTGCTCCAGATGCCATCACATTCTGTCACTCAGGTTTAGTTGACAGAAACAAACAAACTATTCTTTCTTACTTACATAAGTCAATTAAGGCACTTAATCAACTAAGAATGATTGAGGATGCTCTTGTTATATACAGACTTTCTCGTGCTCCAGAAAGAAGAATATTCTACATTGATGTTGGTAACTTACCGAAGATCAAAGCAGAACAATACCTTAAAGAGGTAATGAACCGTTACAGAAACAAATTAGTATATGACGCATCAACAGGAGAAATTAGAGATGACAGAAAACACATGTCCATGCTCGAAGACTTCTGGTTACCCAGAAGAGAAGGCGGAAGAGGAACTGAGATCACTACGTTGCCAGGTGGACAAAATCTTGGCGAACTTAGCGACATCGAGTACTTCCAAAAGAAATTATATCGATCACTAGGAGTTCCAGAATCTCGTATTGCTGGATCAGGTGATGGATTTAACTTAGGTAGGTCATCTGAGATACTAAGAGATGAGATCAAGTTTACCAAATTTGTTGGTAGAATGAGAAAGAGATTCTCTCGACTATTCTTAGATATGCTGAAGACTCAGTTGATTCTAAAAAACATTGTCACCCCAGAAGATTGGGAAACACTAGGAGATCATATACAATTTGATTTTGTATATGATAACCATTTTGCAGAACTCAAAGAGACTGAACTTATCAATGAAAGATTGGGAGTAGTCGCTGCTGTCGATCCTTACATTGGTAAATATTTCTCACTTGATTATGTTCGTAGACATATTCTAAAACAGAAAGATGAAGAGTTGGAGTTAATCAACAAACAAATGGCACAGGAAATAAAAGATGGTTTAGTTGCTGATCCAATGGAAGTACAACAACTTCAACTGGGAACTCACCCAGAACAAATGCCAGGTGGTGCAATGAATCCTGACCCTGGCGGCATGGGAGCACCAACAGAACCTGGCATAGATGGTAGTGCCACAGAGGCGCCAGAAATGCCTCAAGGCGGAGAAATATAAATAATAAGTAATCTTTTATAAATT